CAACTACTGGCGAGATCATATGGGCTCAGTTGATCGCGAGCAAGCCTGCTTTCAGGGATTTCTCTCGAGCCTCGATGAACATGTGTCTGTTTGTGGTTACTGGTCATGGGAGGAGGGTTGAGATCGTTCGTAGTCGTCCCTTACGGGACTTCTACCTTCGCTCTTTTACCTTCCTTTTCCGTGGCAGCCCGCAACGACTTCGTGTCCGTCTTGGTTTTGAGCATTTCCCTATTGGAAGTTTGGCTAAGTCCACTTACGTGGCGGATCTACAGTGGACCTATCGCCTTTTCCGGACTCAATCCGGTTGGGGCTGTAGATTCACCTATGGTCCTCACGTAAGAGTGAGCTCCCTAGTGAGGTCTAACCTTGGTGATACCCGTTCGCCTTACGTTTGGCGTAGCTTTCGCTTTTACGCCCCGTACGGCTGGCAGGCTTCTCCCGGTTCGGCCCCAAAGGGGAGTTGGACTCCACAGAAGATGCTCAATTTAGCATTGAGCTCTACTGCGCTTCTTCGGGTTTTAGACCCGAAGAGGGGTTATCGAATGAAGGGTCCCAAGCAACCATCTACTCCTCCGCCCAACCCCGTGACACGGAATACACCGTGGATACTTGCGACTGAATCTCCCGCACAGGCTTACTCACAACAGTGGGTAAATCCTGGTTACGAGAGTTTCTTTCGCTCGCATTCTAGTGTAAACACGCCTGGGTATAAGACGAAGAAGAAGAGTGAGCTACCGGTTAATCCGTATAGCTTAACGTTGCGAAAGACCTACGACGGGCCTGGTTATGCGGCGACGAAAGTTGCCCCAGCGACTGGTTTCTCCAGTACATGGGGAAAGACGTCAAACCAAAGCCTTTTCATTGGACAACCCGGACCCCCATCGGACCTTTGGAGTTCGATGGTACGCGACCGTGCAATACAGCGGTTGATTGCGTCTGTCAAGGACGGGGCAAGTTCTAACCTCGCTCTTAACATAGCTCAAGCGAATTTGGTCGGTAATATGCTGGCAAATACTGCCCGCAGAATCACTGGCTCAGTTCGCTCGCTTAGGAAAGGTGATTTCCTTTCCGCTCGCAATTACCTTCTGGATGGACGGCGTGCTCCACCACCTAATCAGATCCGCAAGGGGAATCCGTCCGTTTCTAAATCTCTTGCCAATAACTGGCTTGAGCTTCAGTACGGGTGGAAACCTCTGCTTTCTGACTTGGATGGAGCGCTGCAACTCTTAGCTCAATACAATTACGGAGCTAAGTCGTGGCAGGTGGCCCGCGGGTCTGCTAAGATGGAGAATACGGATAAGCGTACGCTTACCTATAACCCCCATGGGATTCCCATACCTGTAGGTGTCTATGCTGACACCTGGAGGTGGGGTCACAAGGTCGGTGTTAGGTATCGCGTTGCGAATTCGAACCTCTCTTTTCTGGCGCAGACTGGTTTTACAAATCCCATAAATCTCGTGTGGGAGCTAATCCCGTGGTCCTTCGTTGTAGACTGGTTCATACCCATCGGACCGTGGTTGGAGAGCCTTGACGGGTTCTCTGGCCTCGAATTCGATAAAGGTTATGAAGTCAGTTTTAAACGTCGGGTCACAACCGCTGAAGTGAATGCGGACGGCAAATCTACGACAGCAAATCCCCACGTCGACTACCGTTTTCGCGGTTCTTATTGGAGAGACCAGGTCCAGTTAGACAGGATTCCCTTGTTAGGGTTTCCTTCTCTTTCTCTTCCTAGTTTCAACCCAAGAATTACCGCGTTACGTGCAGCTAACGCGCTGGCTTTGATACGTCAAGCCTTTCGCTAATCGAGAC